ACAACAAATAAAAGATTGGGAGCCTGATATTATGGTCATCGGTAATGATTACAAACACCATCAGATAATCGGTGTTGAATATATACCCAAAATAGAATTCTTTGAAAAAATAGAAGGATTAAGTACAACGAAAATATTAGGTGATGGGAAAATATAAAGTTTTAGTTATCGGCGAAGTATGTACTGATATTTTTAGATATGGTACAACGAGCAGAAAATCTCCAGAAGGAAATGGACCAGTTTTCTTACCAATAGATGAATTAAAAGTTTCGGGTAGAGGAATGGCGGGTAATACAGCATCTAATTTACAATCTATGGGATTGGTTGTTGACACATATTTTGATAAAGGTATGATTACCAAAACGAGATATGTAAATAGCGATACAAACGAATTATATTTGAGAGTAGATGAAAATGATACTACAAATAGAATTGATATCTACGATTTGCCGGATTTGAAAAAATATGATGCGGTTATTATATCCGATTATTGTAAAGGATTCCTAACCGAAGAAGATATTGATAAAATATCGTCTATGGCTAAATTTACAATATTAGATACTAAAAAGATTTTAGGTGATTGGTGCAAGAATGTATCTTTTATAAAAGTAAATAGAAATGAAGCTTATAACAATAGAGATATCATTTATCAGAACAAATGGTTAGAAGATAAGTTGATTATAACTTTAGATGGTATTGGTGCGTGTTATAAGGATAAAGTTATTTCAACCGAATATGTTGAGAACGCAGATGTTAGTGGAGCCGGTGATACATTTGTGGCTGGATTTATAGCCAGGTATTTGGAATCCAATAATGTAGAAGAATCTATTGACTGGGCTAACTATTGTGCAGGGGAAGTTGTAAAAGAAAAAGGAGTTTCGGTATTTAAAAAATAAAAAAGAATATACTTATATATACAAAACAATAAAAAACAAACTTATGAGTGAATTAGATAACATTCCACAAAAACAAAGTATTGAGATTGAATCTGTAAAAATAGATGATTCTGTTAAAGAAAAGTTAGAACAACTTAATCAAAAACAAAATATCTTTATAAACGATTTCGGTCAAATATATCTTAGAAAAAAAGAAATACAAGCTGAACTTGTTAAACTTGATGAAGTACTTGCAAAATCAGAGGTTGAGTTTCAATTGATAACCGAAGAAATCAAGCAAACAATTGATGAATTGGATGAAAAATATCCACAAATGAGAATTAACCTTAAAGAAGGTGTTATTCAATATCAACCAGGTGCACCTACTAGAAAGCAACTAGCTGAACAACAAGGTGGATTGGCTTAATAATTTTGCAAAACAATAATCTCCAATATTTATATGATATGAAGGGATTAGCAAAATTTTTAGTAGAAACAATATTGGGAGAAGCGGCAGGGATGGACAAAGTAGTTGTTGTCTATTCTGGCCGCTTTCAACCATTTCATAAAGGTCACTACGCAACGTATGACCATTTAGTTAAGAAATTCGGTAAAGATAGTGTATATATCGGAACTTCTAATGTTACCGATTCAAAGAAATCTCCATTTAATTTTAAGGAAAAGAAAGCGATAATGACAACAATGTTTGGTATTCCATCAAACAAAATAGTCAATATTAAAAATCCTTATGCTCCAGAAGAAATACTTAATAAATTTGATTCAGATACTACTGGGTTTATAACGGTGGTAGGTGAAAAAGATGCATCTCGTTTAAGTGGTAAATATTTTAAACCGTATAAGGGTAAAGTAGATACTGGTTATTTAGATAGAGGTTATGTTTATGCGGCACCTGCTCAACCCAATCCAATTAGCGGAACTGATGTTCGTTATTGGTTAAGTGCGGGTAGTGCGACTGATAGAAAGAAAAACTTCACAAAAGCATATCCAAAGTTTGATGACCAAGTATTCAAACTAATAACTCTTAAATTAAAAAAATTAAAAGAATCTATTAACGAAGAAATTAAACTAAACGTAAAAGTTGGTGATACTTTGTTAATGGGTAAATTCAAAAATAAAAAAGTAGTTGTTAAATCAATAGGTGAGGATGAGTGGGGAATGCCAACAATCAATGGTAAGAAAGCAGTAACTTTTAGAATTCCTAAAAAAGAACAATTAAAAGAAGTATCGGTTCAATCCCAATTTGGGGTAGAAAGAATAGAAACAGATGATGGTACAGGACCTTTTGCATCTTCTTGGAAACAATATCATACTCAATCTAAAGTAAGAGCTAATAGAATTGGATACGAAGAAGTTGATGATGATAAGGGTAAAGCAAAGGAAAAAGAATTAGTAAATTATAAAGAATTAGACCCTCGTACTCAAGTAACAAACTTTCCAATAATGCAAGAACCAAAGAACACGGACACAATAGGTAAATTTACAGCTAAAAGAGCATATACCAATTGGTTAGGTGATGTAATGACTTCGGTAAAAGATATGGGGTGGGAAGAAACACTAACTACAAAAGAAAAAGAACAAAGAAAACAAGCTGAATTGGACGGTAAACAAAATATAAAAGTAGTAAAAGAAAATCTTATTTCAGAAGATGAAATAAACCAAATTGTTGATGAAATCATCAATGAGATGGGACTTGGTGGCGGAGCTGGTGTAGGTTTATCATTACCTGGAGGATATATTAATGGTGCACCAAATCCAAAAGATGTTAAGAAATTAAAATCAAAGTTGGATAAAGATGATAGTGAAGAATACCAACCAGTAAAAGAAGACCAGATACCTGGTGGATTAGCAAAAGGAATGACCCTAAAAGATATAGCTAAACATCATAATATCAGTCCACAAACTTTAAAGAACGAATTTATAAAAGGGTATGCTGTTGAAAGAGAACATACTACTGATATTAATATTGCAAAAGAAATTGCATTAGACCATCTTTACGAAGACCCAAATTATTATAGTAAACTTTCTAAAATTGAAACTCCATTTAACGAAGGAGTAAAAGAATTAGAAAGAGAAAGAGATAGACTATTTCTTAAAGCACTTAAAATGATGCCAAATTCACCTGCTCAATTAAAAGTAAGAGCAGAGTTAGATAAAATAATGGCACAGCTTAAAAAAGTTAAAAAAGAATCTTTAAGTGAAGGTTTAATTTTAGAAGGTGGTGCATATGGACATATGGCACATCCATTTGATATTGAAATGGGATTAACATTCGGTGACCTTAAACAAATTGTAGTAAGAGCACTTAATGGTGATTTGGAATTAGCAAGAGAAAAAACCGATGGACAAGCATTAGCAGTTAGTTGGGTAAATGGTAGATTAGTTGCGGCTCGTAACAAATCACATCTAAAGAACAAAGGAGCTGGTGCTATGACAATAGGACAGGTAGCAGATAAGTTTGCTGGTAGAGGTGGATTAACCGATGCTTACAACTTCGCTATGCAGGATTTATCTAAAGCAATTGCAGCCCTATCTGAACCTCAACGTAAAAAGATATTTAAGGATGGTAGTTCGTTTATGAATTTGGAAGTAATATATCCAACGTCTGTAAACGTAATCCCCTACAATCAACCGCTATTAGTGTTTCATGGTACTTTTGATTACGATATGGATGGTACTATCGTAGGTGAGAATCAACAAGCGGCAACTATATTAGGCGGTATGATTAAGCAAGTAAATGCGCACGTACAATCTAAATATACAATTCAAGGCCCACCGATGAATAAGTTACCTAAATCAGAACATCTTTCTAAATTACAAGGAAAGTATATTTCTATGATTAGTAAACTTCAATCTGAATTTACATTAAGTGATTCGGATGGAGTAGCGGATTATCATCAAGCATGGTGGACTAAGTTTGTTGAAAAGAATGCAAAAAAATTAGATACACAAGAAAAAATAGGATTGGTTAAGAGATGGGCTTTTGGTGACAAGAGTTTCCGTATTAACACAATACAAGATACTAAATTAAGAGCTTGGGCTGAACAAACTGATAAACAAGACCAACAAAAGATATCAAAGCAAAATCTAATGAGATTTGAGGAGATATTTTTAGGAGTTGGTGCAGATGTATTATCATTTATGAGTTCGGTACTTACAGCAAATCCTGATAGTGCCAAAAGACAAATGGTAGCTCGTTTGGAATCTACAATTCAACAAGTAAAAGCAAGTGGTGACCCTAAAAAGATTGCAAAATTAAAATTAGAGTTAGAACGTTTAAATGCTTTGGGTGGATTTGATAAGATTGTACCAAACGAAGGTATTGTATTTGTATATGGTGGTAACACTTACAAATTAACAGGTGCATTCGCACCATTAAATCAAATTTTAGGAATATTTTTTGATTCTTAATCGTTTTTTGAATTTTGATATACTTATATATACAAATATATTGTAAGTAATATGGCAAGAGAATTCAATAAAAAATTCATGCATCCAACTCGAAAAAAGTTGGTAGATATGGTTTTAACGGGTGGAGAATATCAAAAGGAAACACAGATTTCATTCGCAGGAGCAGATAAGAAGAAAATAAAAAGAAAAGTTGGTGAAAGATGGACTGATGATAATGGTAAATCTTGGGAACAACATGCTGCCGGTAAAATAGAAGTTTCGGAATTAGGTGATATTATGGCCGAGACTAGAGCTTATTTAGATAAATTAAATAGTTGTAAAGCTGAAGATTGTAAAACAATCAAAATAGGTAGAGTTGATAAAAAATTAATATCCAAAACAGGATATTGTATAACTTGTCTGGCAAAAAAAGAAAGAATAATCAAAACTGATGGGTTGTGGGAAGCATATGAAGATTATAAGATATACTCTAATATGATTGCATACGGTAACGATGTGATTGCACAATTCAAACAGGCTTATAATGATGCTAAACAAACATACGAAGTAATTCAAGAAGATGGAAAGATTGAAACTTGGAGTATGGAAAGAGATGTTGATGAACTCAAAGCAGAAATACTTTTAGATATTGTTAATTTTGAAAAAGAAGTTGAACAGGCTACAAAATTAAGAAATGAGGCTTACGAAAAATTAAAAGATAAAAATTACGATTTAGTAAGACCTATTAACGATTAATATGAGTACTGGAATTACACAAAAAAAATCCCTAAAGGATATAATAGCAGATGAATACAAAAAGTGTGCGGTAGACCCGATTCACTTTATGAAAAAGTATTGTATGATTCAGCATCCGGTGAGAGGTAAGATACCTTTTCACCTTTTCCCATTTCAGGAACAAACTCTAACACAATTTAAAGATAACCGATTTAATATAGTATTGAAATCACGTCAAACCGGTATCTCAACACTTTCAGCTGGATATGCACTTTGGAAGATGATATTCAATACCGATTTCAATGTGTTGGTAATTGCAACAAAACAAGATGTAGCAAAGAACCTAGTAACTAAAGTAAGGGTAATGCACGATTTATTACCAAGTTGGTTAAAGGGTGGTTCTTTGGAAGATAATAAACTTTCCCTTCGTTTAAATAATGGTTCTCAAATTAAAGCGATTGCGAGTTCACCTGATGCAGGACGTTCTGAAGCTCTATCCTTACTTATATTTGATGAGGCTGCATTCATTGATGATATTGATGAGATTTGGGTAGCGGCACAATCAACCTTATCAACGGGTGGTAGTTGTATTGCACTTTCTACTCCTAATGGTGTGGGTAACTGGTTCCACAAAACTTGGTTAGATGCTGAAGAAGGAACAAATCCATTTAATACAATACGATTACATTGGACAGTACATCCTGAAAGAGACCAGAGTTGGAGAGATGAACAACAAAGATTATTGGGTGCTAAAAAAGCAGCCCAAGAATGTGATTGTGACTTCGTATCTTCGGGTGATACTGTAATTGATCCAGAATTATTAATGTTCTATAAAGAAACATATTGTCAAAATCCAATTGAAAAAACTGGATTTGATGGGAATCTTTGGAGATGGGAATATCCAACTACAAACGGCTCTTATATGGTAGTAGCGGACGTTGCCAGAGGTGATGGTGCTGACTTTTCTGGATGTCACGTAATAGATGTACTAAACGCAACACAGGTTGCAGAATACAAAGGTAAAATTGAAACAAAAGATTTTGGAAACTTTTTAGTAAACTTATCAACTGAATATAATGATGCTTTATTAGTAATAGAAAACTCAAATATTGGTTGGGCGTGTATTCAACAATGTATAGATAGAGATTATAAAAACTTATTCTATATGAGTAAGGATTTAAAATATGTGGATGTTGAACATCAAATGAAAAATAAATATAGAGCAGATGAGAGGCAAATGGTAGCTGGGTTTTCAACAACATCTAAAACTAGACCTTTAATTATTTCTAAATTAGATGAATATTTTAGAGAAAAATCGGTAACAATCCGTTCTAATCGTTTAATTGATGAATTATTTACTTTTATATTCATTAATGGTAGAGCAGAAGCTATGAAGGGTTATAACGATGACCTTACGATGGCATTATCAATTGGATTGTGGGTAAGGGATACTGCACTTCGTTTAAGACAAGAAGGTATTGACCTTACAAAGAGAACTTTGGGTGGTATTTCATCAAATATGCAGCATGCTGGTGTTTATGGACCATCCGATAGAGATGATAATCCTTGGAAGATGAAAATTGGTGATGATTTTGAGGATTTATCACAATGGTTATAAATTGTAGGGTTTTGACAATTTCAGATATTTATGATATATGTCAAAATAGAAAAAGGAGACCAAAATGATTAAATTAACAAATATCCTAAAAGAAGATGAATATGTAGATAAAGCATATTCAAAAGGAGACCAACCGGCTGATAATCCAATTGATGATTATGATGAATTGGATGTAGAGCAAGAAGATATGGATGATTTTATCAATTATCTTAAAGCATATTCACAATCATTAGATGAAGCTAATTGTAGTTGTGTTTTTGAAGCCGAATATCAAGGTAGAGAAGTGAAATTGGGTAAACCAATGGCAGGTGATGTGAAAAAGTTTAAGGTATATGTTAAAAATCCTAAAACTGGTAAAGTTATTAAAGTAAACTTTGGACAGAAAGGGGTAAAAATTAAGAAAAATAATCCTGGTAGAAGGGCTAATTTTAGAGCAAGACACAATTGTGATAATCCCGGTCCAAGAACAAAAGCAAGATATTGGTCTTGTAGAAAATGGTAAAATAAATTATGGCAGAACAATTTCAAGACGATAGGAGTTTCTTTGGGAGACTAAAAAAACTATTTTCAACCAATGCAATCGTAACCGTTGATAAAGATGGTAAACGTAGAGTGGTTGATATTGAAGACCGTCAATCAAATACAAACTTTGTAAATTTAAGAGATAGATATACGAAGTTACAAAGGTCTTATTTTGAAACTCATCAGGGTGCTCAATCAATGGCATATCATCAAGTTCGTAGAGAACTTTTTAGAGATTATGATGCTATGGATATGGACCCAATCATTGGTTCTGCTTTAGATATATATGCGGATGAAAGTACAACTAAAAATGAATATGGTGATGTACTTCAAATTAAATCCACAAATGAGAATGTAAGAGAAATGCTTCACAATTTATTCTATGATATAATGAATGTGGAGTTTAACTTATGGCCTTGGATTAGAAATTTAGTAAAATATGGTGATGCTTTTTTGGCATTAGAAATCCTACCTGGTAAAGGTATTATCAACGTAGCACCTCACTCAACATATAATGTAGAAAGATTAGAAGGTACTGACCCAAACAATCCTGATTATGTAAAATATAAGATTGAATTGGATAGATTTGGCAAGAAGGAATATGAGCAATATGAGATGGCTCACTTTAGAATGTTATCAGATACTAACTTCCTTCCTTATGGTAAATCAATGATTGAGGGTGCAAGAAGAATTTGGAAACAATTATCACTTATGGAAGATGCGATGTTAATTCATCGTATTATGAGAGCACCTGAAAAAAGAGTGTTCAAAATTGATATAGGTAATATCCCACCACAGGAAGTAGATAACTATATGCAAAAAATTATCAATAAAATGAAGAAAACTCCATTTGTTGATAAGAACACCGGAGATTACAACTTAAAATATAATATCCAAAACCTTACCGAAGATTTCTTTCTACCTGTACGTGGTAGCGATAGTGGTACTAATATTGATAATTTAGCTGGATTAGATTATGCAGCAATTGAAGATATTGATTATTTAAAACATAAATTATTTGCAGCTTTGAGAGTACCAAAAGCGTACTTATCTTATGATGAGAATGTGAATGGTAAAGCTACATTGGCTGCAGAAGATGTTCGTTTTGCAAGAACTATTGAAAGAATTCAAAGAACGGTTGTTAGTGAATTAGCAAAAATTGCAGTAGTTCACTTGGCATCAAATGGTATAGAAGATTCTGAAATGACAAACTTTGAATTAAGTTTGACAAACGCTTCTACAATCTATGAGCAAGAGAAAGTAAACTTATGGAGTGAGAAGGTTAGATTAGCATCTGATGCAAAAGCACTTAATATGTTATCATCTGATTGGGCATACCATAATATCTTCGGATTATCTCAGGATGAAATTGATATTGAAAGAGCTAAAGTAATTTTAGACCTTAAAGATAGATTCAGACATAGTTCAATTGAACAACAAGGACAGGACCCAGCAAATCCACCAGAACAACAAAATGTAGAAGAAGAAATTCAAAAGTTAAAAACTGAAATTGAATTGAATAGAAATGTGGGTAGACCTAGAGAAGGAAACACTTATGGTAAAGATAAACACCCATACGGCAGAGACCCATTGGGAGATAAGGAGAATCATAAGGAGAGAAAACGAGATGATAGATATTTAAATACAAACGCTAAGAAGTTAGCAAGAGAATATATAAACGGAATTTCATCAAAAAAGACGGTTTTAAATGAAAAATCGGGTATGCTTGATGAAAAAAACCTATTAGACGATACAAAAATTTAATAAACATTAATTTGTTTATATTTATATGTGTTAGTTTATAGGGTAGAACAAATATAGGGTAAGTAAATGAAAAAAATTAAACATTCCAAGTTTAAGAATACTGGAGTGTTATTTGAGCTTTTAGTAAGACAAATAACATTGGAAGTTCTTAATGGCGATAAGACCGAAAACGCTAAAAAAATCGTAAAAGAGTTCTTTGCTCCAAATACGGAGTTAAATAAAGAACTACGTCTTTATGATATACTATTAAAGGAAAAATATAGTTCTGAAACAAAAGCAGATAGATTGGTAGAAACGGTATGTGATGCACATGCTAAATTGAACCAAAATACACTTTCTAAAGAAAAATTTAACCTTATTAAAGAAATTTCGGCAAAATTTGAAATTGAACAATTCCTATCATCCCCTATTTCTAACTATAAAGTACTAGCATCTATCTATAAAGTATTTGAATCTAAAAGAGCAGAAGGATATGATATTAAAGATATCTTTAATTCTAAAATTACCCTAATTGAAAACATTACCTCAAAACCTGCTTTAAAAACTCAACCAACCGAAGATAAGAAGTTGATTGAAACCTATAAACAACAAGACAAAGACCTACGATTACTTACCTATAAGATTCTAGTAGAAACTTTCAACAAAAAATATACAAATTTAGATAATTCTCAAAAGAATTTGTTGAAAGAATATATAAACAACATCTCAAATACTACCAAATTCGTAGATTATGTTGGAAAAGAATTACCAAATATAATTGCAGAATTGAATAGTATTAAATCAAAACTAAAAGATAAAGTTACACAAATTAAATTGTCAGAAACTATTTCCGTTTTAGAAAAAATGAAAATTGGAAAAAGTGTATCTGATGGACAAGTTTCATCTATTATGCTTTCTTATGAGCTAATTAAGGAACTTAAATCTAAAGTAAAATAATGGAAGCAAGATTAAAAGAAGCTATTCGTAAATACGTTAGAGAAAGAAACATTCAAAGAACATTGGATGAAATGAGTGTAACTGGAAACGTTGCAGGATATAATACTCCTGCTGCATTTGCTAAACCTGGACAAACTGCAAAGAAAAATAATAGATTAGCAAAAGTAACTGGTGGAACCGTAGTTGATAATTTAGAAGAAGGTGAAAAGGATTGGGCGTTGGGTGATGTGCCAGCTAGTAAAGATGAAGCATTGCCAATGAAACCAACTGCAGCAAAAGAAGTTGATAAAGCAAAAGTTGCTGATATTAGTGGAATGATTGTTGCAGAAAATAGATGGTTAGAATTAAAAAGAGAAGAATCTTCACCAAGAGCAAAAGTTGGTAGAGGAGTTTCTAATATACACAAACAACTTTCTGAAATAGAGAAGTTTGTTAATTGGTATTCTAAAATTAAGACTGAAAATGGACTTAAAAAAGAAGATTACTGGAAAAGAACAAATGCATCTTTATATAAAATCAGAGAAAGGTTAATGGGAATAACTGAAAAATTAAGAACTTTATAAGATGCCAGCACAATCAAAAGCACAGCAAAGATTTATGGGTATGGTCCATGCAGTACAAAAAGGAGACATGGAAGCACCATCTAAAGAAGTTGAAAAAGCAGCAGATTCAATGAAAAAGAAAGATGCTAAAGATTATGCATCTACAAAACACAAAGGATTACCTATGTACAAAGAAACAATATCAAGAGAAAGATTAAAAGAACTTGTAAAAGAAGTAATGGTAGAAGAAGCAGATTATCAAGCATTCTTCAAAAAAGCTTTAGAAAAAGCTGGGAAGGGTATCAATGATATGACAGACGATGAAAAGAAAGCATTCTTTAATAAAGTTGATTCTGCTTGGAATGGTAGAGGTGAAAAAACTGAAGCATTAAAAGGTGACCAACATAAATTAGATGTTGATGGTGATGGTGATATTGAAGGAGATGATTTAGCAGATTTAAGAGCTGGTAAAACTAACGAAGATATTTCAACCGAATTACCAAAAGCAACAATCCCATCGGCAATCAATCAAAGATTAGAACTTGCTATTAGTAAAATTAGTGCAGCAAAACTTTCTTCAACTCAAAAACTTCAATTAATCGCAAAGATGGTTGATGGTTTAGGATTAGATAAGACTCAATTAGGAAATATTACTAGTAAGATTAGAAGTAAAATGGAATCAGTAAATGAAGATTTTTCAAAAGGGGAATTGGTTTGGTTTAATCGTGGACAAAACGAAAGAGGAATGACCATATCTACTCCAGTAGTTGGTAGACTATCTAAAATAGTTGGTAGTAAAAATGTAGAAATACAAGTTATATCCCCTTCAAATTCAAAAGGAGATATATTCACTACCGATAAAAACAGCTTAAAGATGTTTCCACAAAAAGGCAAAAAAGTTCGTATGGACGTGGTAATGAATGGTGGGCAAGGGTCTGGTTCTCAAAGCTTTGATGAAATTGAAGGAGTGGTTGTATCTGCTGACCCTAATACTAAACAAATTGTAATTAAAAATAAAGAAGGAAAGAATGTAAAATTACATTTGTATAACATTCTTAAAATTAAATAAGAATATAAAGTAATATGAAAGGACTCTTAATAGAAACGCACTTATTTGAAGGTAAGATAAAAGAAGATGAAGGTGGAAGAACCCTAGTTAAAGGTGTCTTACAAAGAGCTGGTGCTGAAAACCAGAATGGTAGAGTATATCCAAAGCCTATATTAGAAAGAGAAGCTAAGAAATACTTAACATTCATTAAAGAACGTAGAGCATTGGGTGAATTAGACCATCCGGATTCTACCGTTATTAACTTAAAGAACGTATCACATAACATCAGAGAAATTTGGTGGGAAGGTGATGACCTTTGTGGGACTGTTGAAATATTAGGAACTCCATCTGGTAACATTCTTAAAGAGTTATTAAAAGCTGGAATTCTATTAGGTATTTCTTCAAGAGGTATGGGTTCAACTAGACCTATGAGTGGAAATAAAGTAGAAGTACAAGAAGACTTTGAATTGATTGGTTGGGATTTTGTTTCTAATCCATCTACACATGGTGCATTTATGGTCCCAATGAACGAATCCGTAAATCCACTAAAAAATATTGGTACTGATGTTTGTGGAGAATACTGCAAGGCACAAGACCTAATGAG